ACAAAAGAAACCAGCGAGGATCTAGCAGTCTATGCAATTTCAGCTTAAAACAAACAGTTTCACTTGTTCGTTGAACCGACCGCTAACAGCTACAGAGCGAGTTTTAAACACCGCGTATTTTCTTACGAATCATTTACCGCTCGTAACTTTTGAGAATGAAAACTGTATTCGTTCTCTTCTCGCTGCTCTGCCTTTGCTGCTCAGTAAGCAGCTCGACCCCGGGAGCTTCATTTACACTCCCGGGAAACGCCAGTCTTTACGACTGGCCAGGTTCTACAATTACTGCGGAGCCGTGTTACCCAGCACTCGCAACATTGACTTACGAGTGCCCCCCAGAAAAGACGTTAAAAGATTTTACCTTGCCCGAAATTCAGGCAGAGATCTGGGGGAGAGGCTACAACGCCGCAGAGAAATTTTCTCTCGCGGTGAAGCAGAGTTTAAAAAGTTCCTTTCAGTATGGTGTGCTGAAAGCGAGAGAAAGCTACGGGAGAGTCCTAAAATCGATATTAGAATGGACCATATTATTATGGTCTTACGCGATATGGGCACTCTCTTGCACCGTCTGGTACTTGTTGAAGAACTATACCATAGAAATACTTATGCTGAGCTCGCTTTTTGCGTTCACCACCTTTTTGGTGAAGCTCGTGGTATGGATTTTTGGCGGTTGGCTAACTTCCCTGGTAAATGGTTTATTTGCTCTCACGAAATGTATTTTGAAAACTCTTTCATCCAGAAAGAGCTACGTTTGTGAGCGATCTGTAAAAGGTTTTCTCACCTTTACCATCAAACAAAGCCCGCCGCGTAATTGCATTCTTCAAATACAACACGCAGACGGTTCCCATGCCGGTTATGCAACATGCGTAACCTTATTCGACGGGACAAACGGATTGTTGACTGCGCAACATGTAGTTGACGATTTTTACGAAGGAGACCCGAGAAAGACTCTAAAAGTCGTCTCCACCCGCAATGGAAACAAAATCCCCCTTGATGAATTCAGAGTGACGTACACATCTGAGAAAAGGGATCAGTTGTTGATGCATGGGCCCCCAAACTGGGAAGGAGTTCTTGCCTGCAAGGCAGTTCACATGATTCCGGCATCGAGTGTTGCAAAATCGAAAGCAACTTTCTTTGCTCTGTCGGATGGTGAATGGCATTCCTCTAATGCCGAGCTCGTTGGCACATCCAAGTGCGGAAAATTCATTTCTGTACTCAGTGACACAAAGAGTGGTCATTCGGGCACTCCCTATTTCAATGGTAAGAGTGTTCTTGGAGTTCACATAGGCTCTCCGAAAGAATTTGAGTCGGAAAATGTTAACTACATGTCTCCTATACCACGTTTTCCTGGATTAACCAGCCCGAACTACATATTTGAAACCACAGCCCTTGCTGGAAAATTTTTCAGCCAAGAGGAAGTCGAAGAGCTAATGGAAGACTTCTCTCTCCAAGAGATTTATTCTATAGCGACGGCACGTGGGAAGTACATAAAATATGAGGCTTGTCCAGGTGAAGAGACATTCCATGATGTGCTAACAGAGTCCTCCCCGATGCAGGGGGAAGGAAGGGCGGCTCCGACCGCCGGAACAACCGGAAACGCAAGCACCCACGAGAGATCCGCAGGAAATGGAAAAAGCCCTCGTGCTGCTCCTTCTACACCGCGGGAACCCTTGGTGAAAACTGCACCGCAAGCCACGTACATTGTACCTCAAAAGAGGAATATGACGAATGGCCGAGATGCTGGTGCCAAATTGCAGGCCACGACTGCCACTACCGATCAAATCTCAGAGATAAAGAAGGCTCTGATAGACAAAATGGATTTGAAATCGATCGAGAGACAAGTGGTAGAGACACTATCGTCGATGGCCATGAAGAAGCCCCGCTCAAGAGGGCGGAGAAGATCCAAGAACAAGCAAAACAATTTGGACGCTTCTTCAAAACCCAGTACCACTGGGAAAGAGCCGCAGAGGTCTGCCCCGGTTTCATCAAAGTCGGTGAGCTCCCCAAGTTTTACTTCTCTAAACAAAAAGGATGCTCGGATTGGGGCACGAAGCTCACCAGCCTCCACCCAGAATTGGAGGAGAAAACCCGAGGCTTCGGGTGGCCCAAGTTCGGGCCAGCGGCGGAACTGAAATCCTTGCGGCTACAAGCCGCAAGATGGCTCGAACGCGCCGAGCAAGTTAAAATCCCTTCAACTGAGGAAAGGGAGCGCGTCGTGAGGAAATGTGTGGAAGCATTCTCGCCCACTCAAACACGAGGTCCCATGGCCACGAGAGGAAACAAACTGTCTTGGAACAATTTCCTTGAAGATTTTAAAACGGCAGTTTTCTCTCTCGAGCTCGAAGCCGGCGTAGGCGTCCCGTATGTTGCTTACGGTCGACGCACGCACAGAGGCTGGATTGAAGATCCAGATCTGTTGCCGGTTTTAGCTCGTTTCACCTTCGATCGATTACAGAAGTTATCGGAGGTGAAATTTGAGCATATGAGCCCTGAACAATTGGTTCAGGAAGGTCTGTGTGACCCAATACGGTTATTCGTAAAAGGCGAGCCACACAAACAATCCAAACTTGATGAAGGACGCTACCGCCTCATCATGAGTGTCTCATTGGTTGATCAACTGGTAGCCCGGGTTCTGTTTCAAAATCAGAACAAGCGCGAGATCGCGCTTTGGAGGGCGATTCCCTCAAAACCCGGATTCGGATTGTCCACAGACGGACAAGTCGTCGATTTCATGCAAGCATTATCGGCGCAGGTGGGAGTGAACACTGCTGAATTACTCCAAAATTGGAAATCCCACCTTATTCCTACAGATTGCTCTGGTTTTGACTGGAGCGTTTCGGACTGGCTTCTAGAGGATGAAATGGAAGTCCGGAACAGGCTCACGTTGGACATAAATGATCTAACCAGGCGTCTGCGAGCTGGATGGCTTAAATGCCTCGCAAATAGTGTTCTCTGTCTATCAGATGGAACATTGCTCTCGCAGCAAGTGCCTGGTGTACAAAAGAGTGGCAGCTACAACACCTCCTCGTCTAACTCTAGAATTCGAGTGATGGCCGCTTACCACTCCGGAGCCTCCTGGGCCATCGCCATGGGTGATGATGCCCTTGAATCTGTAGATGCAGACCTAAGTCGATACTCATCCTTAGGCTTCAAAGTCGAGGTTTCTTCACAACTGGAATTCTGCTCTCACATTTTTGAGGAGGAGAACCTCGCCGTTCCGGTAAACAAAGCTAAAATGCTTTATAAATTGATACATGGTTATGAACCGGAATGTGGCAACCTTGAAGTTCTGACGAACTATCTTGCAGCTTGTTTCTCAATTTTAAACGAGCTGAGATCCGATCAAGAACTCGTTGCCTCCCTCTATCAGTGGCTGGTCCTTCCAGTGCAGCCACAAAAGATATAACGAGGGACAATATAAACAGCCGGGTAAACATCAGTTGCAAACGCCGGAAGTTTAAAGTCTGATTACATAACAAGCCAAAATAGATTTCAAGTTTTTAGCAGGATTTTCAAGTGGTCTATGTCAGCAATACCTGTAACGGTAGTTGGCTTGTATTTCGTCTACCTTAAGATTTCTCACCACGTCAGATCAATTGTTAATGAATACGGTCGTGGGTAGGAGAACGATCAATGGAAGAAGACGACCACGTAGGCAAACACGACGCGCTCAGCGCTCTCAGCCAGTGGTTGTGGTCCAAGCCTCTCGGACAACACAACGCCGACCTAGACGACGACGAAGAGGCAACAACCGGACAAGAAGAACTGTTTCTACCAGAGGAACAGGTTCGAGCGAGACATTCGTTTTCTCAAAAGACAATCTCGCGGGAAGTTCCAGCGGAGCAATCACGTTCGGGCCGAGTCTATCAGACTGCCCGGCATTCGCTGATGGAATGCTCAAGGCCTACCATGAGTATAAAATCTCAATGGTCATTTTGGAGTTCGTCTCCGAGGCCTCTTCCCAAAATTCCGGTTCCATCGCTTACGAGCTGGACCCACACTGTAAACTCAGTGCCCTTTCATCAACCATTAACAAGTTCGGGATCACAAAACCCGGCAGGAGGGCATTTGCAGCGTCTTACATCAACGGGGCGGACTGGCATGACGTTGCCAAGGACCAATTCAGGATCCTCTACAAAGGCAATGGTTCTTCATCGATAGCTGGTTCTTTTAGAATCACCATGAAGTGCCAGTTCCACAATCCGAAATAGGTAGACAAGGAACCCGGCCCTAGCCCAGGGCCTTCTCCCTCTCCACAACCCACACCCTCAAAGAAATATCGTTTTATCGTCTATACTGGTGTCCCTGTGACCCGTATAATGGCCCAATCCACTGATGACGCCATCTCTCTGTACGACATGCCTTCCCAACGGTTTCGCTACATAGAAGACGAGAATATGAACTGGACAAACCTCGATTCTCGATGGTATTCCCAGAATTCTTTGAAAGCCATCCCAATGATAATAGTACCAGTCCCTCAAGGTGAGTGGACTGTGGAAATTTCGATGGAGGGGTATCAACCAACCTCAAGCACCACAGATCCTAATAAGGACAAACAAGATGGTCTTATTGCATATAATGATGACCTCAAGGAGGGTTGGAATGTAGGGGTTTATAACAATGTGGAGATAACCAACAATAAGGCTGATAACACTTTGAAGTACGGCCATCCAGACATGGAGCTCAATAGTTGTCATTTTAATCAAGGACAATGTTTGGAAAGAGATGGAGATTTGACTTGTCACGTTAAAACAACTGGTGACAATGCCTCCTTCTTTGTTGTTGGTCCCGCTGTCCAGAAGCAATCCAAATACAATTATGCCGTTTCATACGGAGCCTGGACAGATCGGATGATGGAGATAGGGATGATAGCCATAGCACTTGATGAACAAGGCTCATCCGGTTCCGCAAAGATAGAAAGACCAAAGAGAGTCGGGCACTCCATGGCAGTCTCAACCTGGGAGACTATAAACTTACCGGAGAAGGAAAACTCCGGTGAATTCAAAACCGATCAAAGACAAGATCTCAAAACTCCTCCCACATCTGGTGGGAGTTCCGATATGCCGGATATCGTTCAAGGAGGCTTACCCCTTCCCATTGAAGAAGACATTCCTGATTTCATCAGGGATGACCCTTGGTCCAACATACCGGCCAAGACTTCGCGGGAAGACGAGGCTGCGTCATCAAAGAGTGGTTTTAAACCCCAATTGAAGCCTCCTGGCTTGCCAAAGCCACAACCGGTCAGAACGATCCGAAACTTCGATCCAGAACCTGACTTGGTTGAGGCATGGCGACCTGACGTGAACCCCGGATATTCCAAGGAAGACGTGGCAGCGGCCACTGTTATGTACGGGGGTTCCGTTAATGAAGGCCGGTCTATGATTGACAAGCGTGATAAAGCTGTGTTAGACGGCCGCAAGAGTTGGGGTTCTTCCTTGGCGTCCTCCTTGACGGGAGGCACGCTTAAGGCCTCTGCAAAGTCAGAGAAGCTTGCCAAACTCACTTCGAGTGAAAGGGCGCAGTTCAAACGAATTAAGCGCCAGCAAGGTGCCACACGAGCTTCAGAATTTTTAGAACAACTTCTGGCTGGCACAAACCCTGACCCAAGGTCCTGATGAACCTTTCCCAATCATCACAGTCAAGCCCGTGACTTTAAACGCGGAACGACTCCGAAAGGATAGGCAACGAGTGTTTTACGCTGGGATAACTCCCTACGGCACTTCGGTGT